TCAGGAAGTGCTTGAGTCTCAGGCGTAGCACGTGCGCGACCAGTTACCTGCTCGGCCAGTCCTTCAAAAAAGCCCATTGGCTTTGGCTGTGATGCAGCCCATTGCTCAGGTGACATTGGAGCCGCAGCTGGTGCTGTGGCCGTAGGTGCAGGCGCAGGAGCTGCTGGCGCAGCCTGCTTAGTCTGGGATGCCAACCATTCTTCTGGACTCATTTTGCCCCCACAGATTGCTTATATGCTGCCCACTGAGCATCATTGAAGTTTGCAGGACGAGTGTAAGTTTGACCACCAACTTTGACAGTGTTTCCTGCTGCCGAAGCTGGTGCGGGTCGTGAGTCCATTGGTTCTTGCTCGGTGGCCGAGTAGAAGATGTTGGAAGTGTTGAGGCCATATCCTTTGGAGATGCGCTCCAGTCCTGTGCGAACTGTTTTCTCGCCTTCTAGTGCGCTGCTGTACAGGCCTTTGGCCTGACCTTTGAACGAGTCGCGCTGAGATGGACTGAGGCGCTGACCAGTTGCGACTTTGTTGTAGATATTCATGATGCGCTCTGGCACACCAGCTGCGTTTTGCGCAGTGGCGAATTCACCCTCGCGCACCACAGAGCCTGGGTCAAGCATTTTCATGTATCCGAAGATCAGCGACAAGTCACCAACTGCGGTGTCCTCAGACGAGAGCACGCGACCGTAGGCCGACTTTACTTCCTGATACGGCTTGGTCTGGTCGTTGTATTCCTTGCGCATCTTGCCTTCGAGCTCTGGGCGCTTTTCAGCTGGAACAACCCCGCTGAGAATTTGATTTGCCTCGGCTTGGGCGCGTTGAGCCTCTGCACCAGATTTGCGTGCAGCAGCGTCAGATGCACGACGAGCCGCTTGCGCTTGGCTGATCTGCTCTTTTGTCAGGTTCAAGTCAGTAAGGAATTTGTCAGGAGCAAATTTTGCTTCCTGTTCTTTAATGATGGCCTCGGAGCTGAGTTTGAGAATCTCAAATGGCTGCTTCTCTTTTGCCCTGCGTTCGCCTTCAAGTGCAATTGCACTGGTGATCACCTTGTCGCCACCAGGCATTTGTGAGATTGTGAAGCCAAAATAATCCTCAGTCGCCTTTGGATTTTCCTTAGCCACATCGCGCCATGTTTCCAAAAACTTTGCGCCTTCCTCATCGCCAGAGTTGCGTTTGCCTGCGATCTGTTGATCAAGCAGGCTGATGGCGATCTCTGGTTTTCCTGATTTAAATGCAGAAAAGACTTGGCCAGACTGTTGCAGTGCTGCATTCTGACGTTCGCCAGAAAGAAGGTTAAAACTCTCGCGCACAGACTTCGCCTGCGTCTCTGGCAGCATCATAGAAAGGTTGGCATAGTCGGCAGCAGTTGCACCAGGCTGGCGTAGCTTGGTGAATCCTTCTTGAATCAACTTCTGATTTGCCAGTTGTTGTTGCTGCTGTTCTTGTTTGATCCTTGCCTCTTGGACGCTTGCTCCAGTTTGGAAAGCCCCCAAGAATGCTTGTGTCGGATCAGCGATTTGAACGCCATAGTCAATGGGTGCTGGCATCAGAATTTCCCTCCTAGGCCACTAAATAAACCAAGGCCACCAGAGATTGCTGATGGTATTGCAGCAAATGCTTTTCCTTGGGCGATCTCAGCGCCAGCTTGTGCTGCACCTTGTTGGCCAAGCAAGTTGGCCACGTTTGCTCCAGTTGTTTGTGCGGCTGCACCTGTACCAGCTGCGGAAGCCTGGCCAAGTCTGGCAAGGTTTCCTGTTGTTTCTACACCGAGTGCTGTCATGCCACCCAATCGACCATATTGCTGATCGATCAAACTGGATAGCAGTGCTGGCCTAAACTGGGCCAGTGCGCCTTGAATGTTGCCACCACGAAGGCCGCCAGTGGCCGATGCACGCTGTAGCAATGCTTCCTCGCCTTGACCAGCAAGCGCTTGAAATGTTTCTCCACCTCTGATGCGCTCGATGGCCGCACGCTCTGCCTCTGGCCCACGAAGACCAAGCAGTGCTTGCTGTTGTTCAAGTGCTGGCGCTCCTGCTGCTGCGAATGGAGACAATCCTTGAATTGCAGTTTCTCCAGCCTTGGTGTAAGGACTGAGCAATTTTTGAACCGCATCAAATTGCCTGCGTTGCTCGTCAATGCCAGCTTGTGCAGAACCTGATTGTGCGGCTGCTGCGCTTGATGCAGCATCTGCTTGGGCCATGCCAGAGATAAGGGTGGCACCACCAACGGCAATGCCTGCAAGTGCTGCTCCTGATAATCCAAATGTCATTTTGATTCCTCCAAGTGCGCTGTCTGTGCAGCTTCAAGAGCTATTGCTGGCGCTGGAATTGTGAACATATCCCACAGCGCCTGTGGTTTCTGCTCGTTGGTTGGGTTTGCGTGAAATGTGGTCACCTCGACATCGGTCAAGGCAATGCCAGCACGCTTGGTTCCGATCTTGGAGACACTCATGTCGCCTGGTCTAAGGGTGCGTGGGCCATTGTCTGTGCTGACGATCAGCTCGCCTTTGCGCACCAAGAAAAACGATTCCTCTCGGTGGATTGCACCAGTCAGGATGGTGCCAGCAGGAATGTGCATTGTCCGAGCGTACAGGCCATTGCAGAAGTCGTGATCGACAGGCATGTCTACCTGAGGCAGCTTGAGCAGCTCGGCCTCTAGGTGATAGATTGGCAGGTGCTCGGCTGGCACGCCAGCTTTGACTTCCTGAACCGCGACATGACTCATCGAGAACTCCTGTGCAGGGGCTTGTGAGCTACTGGCGGCTCGGACGGCTCAGTGATGGTTATTTTCCCACATTTCAGCATTTGGTCAATCTTCCATTTCAAATTCGCATTCTTCCCATGCTTGGCAGACGCGCAGATCATGGCAAATGAACTCGAATTTGTGGCAGTAACCACGGAAACCGGCATCGGTGTCCCAGTTGTTGCGCGGAATGCGCTCCATCTTGGCCTGCGTCATGGTGCTGTTGTCGTAGTATTCGCAGTTGGAGCAGCGACGACGACGAGACTCTTTTTCGTCAACTTGCATGGCATTGCCAACTGCGATCCAGTAGGTTTTGTTGGCCGTTGGCTCGTTGGATGGATTCTCAGGGCCAAGCATCCAGTCATCAATGACGATCTGGGTGTTCTTCTTGTTTTCGGCTGTGCTGATGAATTCTTCCTCCATCGGCAGGCCCATAAAGCCCTTTGGCATCATCATAAATTTGTCCATGCTGTTCTCCTTGATTAAGTGATTTCGCGGCCAGATGCGCGGATGGTCAGTGATGTGGCTGCGCTGGCAATGGTGGAGATGAATCCACCAGACTCCAGCGCCTGTCCAACAAGCTCGGGGAATGTGTAGGTCTCATCGGGTGCAATGCTGCGAGTGTCCACGATCAAGTTTGATGCACTTGCTGTGCCGCCACTGATCACCAAGTTGACACTGATCGTCACATTTCCTGCCGTGGTGTTGGTGGCTGTGAACTTGTCGATCAGGGCTTTGCAATTGACTGCAATGTACTGCGTGGTCTGGGAATTTTCGGCCTGTTTTGCTGGAATCAGAACCTTGATTGATACGGTCATTTCATTCTCCTTATGTGGCTTCTGCACCGCTGGCGGTGATTGTCAGGCCAACTGATGCCGCCTGAATTTGTACGGTGTCGCCTGCATTGATGATTTGCACTCCATCGTATTGCAAAGCGTTATTTGCTGGAACTGGTATGTCGTAAATAAATGCGTTTGATGTTCCAGCAGAACCTCCAGATGGAACCAAAAACAAACGCACATTGATGGCCGCTGCCGTGGTGTTTGCAATGGTGAATTCTTTGAAGAATGTGCGAGTGCTGGCCGGTACGGTGTACAGCGTTGTCACGCCTGTCGTGATAGCCGCTTGGCCAAGTTTTGTGGGTGTGATTACATCGAAAGCCATGTGAGCACCTGATTTGATCGCACTGAGGCGGTTTGGTTTGCATAAGGCAAGATGCCATTCACATCGTGCGCCAGTTCGATATTGTTGCGCACAGGTGCCAGTGCAAGCAAGTCAAGTGCTTGGGCCAAGCGCGGGATGGCATCCAAAGCCTGTTGCACTTTTGCATTCAGCACAGCATCATCGACTGCGGTGTCTTGTGCCAGCACACTGATCTGAGCCAATGCCTCATTTGCTGTGGCTGCTGCCGTGTCTGCTTGGTACTCAAAGTCGGTTCCAATGATAACTTGAATCTGATCTACTGTAGAAAATAGCAATTCAAACTGCCTGATCTGTTGTTGGTCAGTCAGAAAAGTTGCGAGCTGGTCTCGCGTCAGGTTGAGCCTGCGGGATGTTGCTGCGGTTGCCATCAGAATGCCAATGCCTCGATCTGGGCTTCAAGACGGATGAACGACACATGGGCATCGCTGTCACCACGGAAGCGCTGGATGCGCCAGTTTCGCATGTGGCCTTGTTGGAACCATGCCAGACGCTTGACGCTATTTCCAGTCGTGCCAACTGTGATGCTGCGATCTTGGCTCCATGCTTTTCCATCCACACTGTAGCTGGTGCTGATCTGTGGGTTTTTGCCCAGAGCCACGCTGCCGGTCAAACTGACCAACTCCAGCTCATTGAAAATCGCACCATTGCTCTCGTTGTAAATGATCAGCGTGCCAAATTCCCATCGCACTTGCTGGCCCCAGTGATGGCCAGTGCTTTGCACCAAGTATCCGATGGCGCTGGATTGTGGGTCGCCCACCAGCCATTTGTCGTAAATCCAAACCATGTTGCGTGCACGATATTGGGAAAATCCAACTATGGTGCTTGCCAGCGTAAACCAAACAGGCTCGCCCAATGCCTCAGATGCTGATGCGTCATAGACGATTGTGCGATCTGGCAGATGCA